TGCTAAGCCAGCATCTAAGTAATAGTGCAGAAGATTCGGATGACGAATATGACAACGAAATTGATTTTTATGTTGCATATCGTCGTCCGGAGATCGTTAAAGTCGAATATGTCATTGACCTAGACGATGATAGCGAGTTACCTACACACATTGCAGAGAGACTAGCTCAAATAAGGGCTATGGCACTGGAAAAATATAAAGAAGTCTGGGGGTAATTACCCCAGATTTTTTTTGGTAAAATAGATAAAATTTTTTTTGAAATTCCGTTGACTTTACTAAATAAAAAGCGCATACTTAATACATGCGTACAAGGCATAAAACATTTTAGGCATAACATAGGAGGCATATAAAATGGCTACATTAGCAGAAATTCGTGCAAAACTTCAAGAAGCACAATCAAAGTCCACAGGACAATCCACCGGCGGTGGAGACAACGCAATTTACCCACATTGGAACATGCAGGAAGGCAAAGAAGCGACTATTCGTTTCTTGGAAGATGGCAATCCTAGCAACACATTCTTCTGGGTAGAACGTGCAATGATCAAACTGCCATTCGCAGGCATTAAAGGTGAAACAGACAGTCGTCAAGTACAGGTCCAAGTACCATGCGTGGAAATGTATAACGATGGTTCAGTTTGTCCAATATTGTCAGAAGTACGTGGATGGTTTAAAGATAAATCACTAGAAGAAATGGGTCGTAAGTATTGGAAGAAACGTTCATACATTTTCCAAGGATTCGTGGTTGAAGATCCTTTGAAAGAAGAACAGACACCAGAAAATCCAATTCGTCGATTTATCATTGGTCCTCAAATCTATCAAATCATCCGTTCAGCTTTGATGGATCCAGAATTGGACGAATTGCCAACACATGCTCTTAAGGGTGTAGATTTCAAGATTGCAAAAACATCTAAAGGTGGTTTTGCAGACTATTCTACTTCTAAATGGAGTCGTCGTGAACGTGCTTTAACTGACATCGAACAGGCAGCTATTAAACAACATGGTTTGTTTAATCTAAGCGATTTCCTACCTAAGAAACCAACAGACGTTGAGTTGAAAGTTATGAAGGAAATGTTTGAAGCTTCAGTTAACGGGGAACCATATGATATGGATCGTTGGGGTCAATATTTCAAACCAGCTGGTATGAGCCAAAACACTGGTGATCCTAACAAGTCTACTTCACGCTCAGCACCAGCACCAGTTGATGAAGATGCAGATGACACACCGGCTCCAGTAGCCAGTGCACCAGCGGCTGCTCCGGCAGCGGCACCAGCAGGCGATGCAGGTGCAAGTCGTGCGCAAGACATCCTTGCCATGATTCGTAATCGTCAGAAGTAATAAGACTAAACATAGAGTGTGGGGTAACTCACACTCTATTTTCAACAGGGCAAAAATAATATGGCAAAAGCATTTGATATTTCTAAATTTAGAAAGTCAATTACTAAGAGCATTGAAGGACTTAGTATTGGCTTCAATGATCCAACAGATTGGATCTCAACAAATAATTTCGCACTGAATTATCTAATCAGTGGCGACTTTAAAAAAGGTATTCCGCTAGGTAAAGTAACTGTGTTTGCCGGTGAATCTGGTGCAGGTAAAAGTTTCATCTGTTCAGGCAACCTAATTAAAAATGCACAAGCGGCAGGTATTTTTCCAATCTTAATTGATACAGAAAACGCACTTGACAAAGATTGGCTCGAAGCATTAGGCGTTGATACTTCAGAAGATAAACTAATGAAGCTCAACATGGCAATGATTGACGATGTTGCCAAAACTATTGTTGAGTTTGTGGCAGAATACAAAGCAATGGACGAAGCAACTCGTCCTAAAGTTTTGTTCGTTATTGATTCATTAGGTATGTTACTGACCCCCACTGATGTTAACCAGTTTGAAGCCGGGGATCTTAAAGGTGATATGGGTCGTAAACCTAAAGCACTTACAGCATTGGTTCGTAACTGTGTAAACATGTTTGGTTCACTAAACATTGGCTTAGTCGCAACTAATCACACATACGCTTCACAAGATATGTTTGATCCCGACGATAAGATTTCAGGTGGTCAAGGCTTTATCTATGCAAGTTCAATTGTTGTAGCGATGCGTAAATTGAAACTTAAAGAAGACGAAGATGGCAATAAGATTAGCGAAGTAAAAGGTATTCGTGCCGCTTGTAAGGTTATGAAAACACGCTACGCTAAACCATTTGAAAGTGTACAAGTAAAAATTCCTTATGAAACAGGTATGAATCCATATAGTGGACTGGTCGACCTAGTTGAAGCCAAAGGGTTGCTTAAGAAAGAAGGAAACAGTCTTGTCTACACAACCACCGACGGGGAAGTTATCAAACAATTCCGCAAGGCGTGGGAAAGAAATGAAAACAGTGGCTTAGACAAAGTCATGGATGACATTTCTAAATACGGTGAAAAAACCAATTCTGAGATAACTACAAATGTTGAACCAGACTTGGAGACCTTAGAATGAAAGAAGATTTGATTGCAGATTTGTGGCATGTGGTAATTGAGCATATTCCTGAAAAACAACGCAAAGACGTTGCCGCTGACTTTGTTAACACATTGTTAGATTATGGCATTAAGGAAAGTGTTCTTGACGGCCTAATGGGAGTTGACCCTTATCTAGATCAAGCCATTGAATACGCTGTAGATGGCGAGGAATATGGCGAGGACGAATACGAAGACGAGGACGAATGAACTGGTACGATAAGGTTTCAAAGGATATTTCAAATATCCCAGATGCAGTGGCTTATTATGAAGCCGAATTGCAGGCAGCAAAAGGTGATGCTCGTATAACGGGAAACATTGAAAAGGCAGCTGCCAATATGCCAGGCATTGTTGAAAACCGATTTAATCAGTTACAGGAAATCGAAGCGATTCTAGAATATCTAAACATAGAATTGCGTAGATTACGTAGTCAACATTTTCGTAAATATCTTGAAAACTATCAACGAGCTTTGTCTTCTAGAGACTGTGAAAAGTTTGTAGAAGGCGAAGCTGACGTTGTTGACTTTGAGAAAATTATCAACGACTTTGCCTTACTTAGAAATAAATGGTTAGGCATTATCAAAGCACTTGACATCAAACAGTGGCAAGTATCAAACATCGTAAAATTACGAACCGCAGGATTAGAAGACGCAACATTATGAAAATAGGAATTATCGGTTTTGGTTTTGTTGGTGGAGCAGTGGGTTGGGCATATAGAAATACAGATCTTGTTATTAGAGATCCAAAGATGCAAGACTCTGCAAGTTTAGATAAATTTGTAGATCGTGATGCTATCTTTATTTGCGTCCCTAGTCCAAGCACAGAGGACGGACATTGTGATACCGCTATTCTTGAGCAGGTATTAAAAGAATTGTTGTTTGTAACAATTCAAAATCCCAATGTTGTATTGATTAGTAAATCAACAGCATCACCAAGCACATATAAACGTCTACAACAAGAACATCCAAATCTTGTTCATGTACCGGAATTCTTAACACAAGCAAATGCAAACGCAGATTATGCTAATGCAGAATACTGTGTAATTGGTGGCAACTATGATTGGGCTATTAAGGCGAGAACAGTATTACATTTTGGTCGAGCATTAACCCACGACAAACATATTATTGTTCCTATTGAAACAGCGGCATTATACAAATATATGATGAATAGTTATCTTGCTACCAAGGTAACTTTTATGAACGACTTTAAAAAGATTGCCGATGCCGAAGGTGTAGACATTAAAGACCTGGCACACCTAGCATTGTACGACAATCGCATTGGATCAACACACATGGAAGTTCCCGGACCTGATGGACAATACGGATGGGGCGGGGCTTGCTTTCCTAAAGATGTTGCTGCAATTCAAATGGAAGCATTGGATCTTGGAACAGAATTAGAATTATTAGGTCGTGTTGAGGATATCAATAAAAAACATCGTGCGCAATGAAAACAGTTTTAATAACAGGACATTTAGGATTTATTGGTAAAAATCTTAAGACAGTCTTGGAAAAAACTTATAATGTCGTTGGCCTTGATATAAAAGAAGGCAACGACATTTTGTTATGCGATCTTCCAGATTGTGATGCAGTAATACATTTAGCAGCAATCTCTGGTGTAAGACAAAGTATGGAAGATCCAGAAAAATACTGGCAAGTAAATGTCAACGGGACTCGAAGAATCCTAGAATATTATAAAGATAAAAGAGTATTAGTTGCAAGTTCAAGTTCGCAATATGAGCCTCATCTAAATCCATATGCTGCCAGCAAACACGCAATGGAATTTATTCCTCATGAAAATGTTTGTTTTATGAGATTGCATACTGTGTACAGCGAAAATCCTAGAGAAAATATGTTTTTCTATAAACTGTTAAATGGTACACTAGAATATGTTACAGAACACGAACGAGATTTTATTCACATCAATGATGTTTGCGATGCAGTGATATTATTAATGGAACACGGATATGTTGGGTCACTCGATGTTGGAACTGGAAGAACTATAAAAATAAAAGACATTGCTCCGGAATTGCCTGTAAAAAATAATACACCAAATGAAAGACAAGTTACAAGAGCTAATACACGAAAGATGTCATTCTTTGGATTTCAACCCAAACACAGTGTCAAAGATTTTATATCCAATAATATACGCAGATAAATATCTGCATGAAAACAATCGTATTGGTAACTGGCGGATTTGACCCACTACATTCGGGTCACATTTCTTATATAAATGCTGCAAAGAAATTAGGTGATATCCTAGTAGTTGGAGTAAACTCTGACGATTGGCTCAGACGTAAAAAAGGTCGAGAGTTCATGCCAAGTTACGAGCGTATCAAAATTATTGAAAATCTTAAAGCAGTCGATCATTGCATATTATTCAATGATACAGAGGATCATGCAGTTGAAGCGATCCGCAATGTTAAATTAATGTATCCAGGATATAACATCGTGTTTGCTAATGGTGGCGATCGTACCAAAGATAATATTCCAGAAATGACTGAGCCAGATGTTGAGTTTGTTTTTGGAGTAGGCGGCGAAGATAAAAAGAACTCAAGCAGTTGGATTTTACAGGAATGGAAAGCACCCAAGACAGAACGTCCTTGGGGATACTATCGGGTACTACACGAAGTACCAGGCATGAAAGTTAAAGAACTTACAATTAATCCAGGACAAAAACTTTCAATGCAACGGCATCAACATCGTGCAGAATATTGGATTCTTAGTTCTGGGGCATGCGTAGTAAACAGCCAGATGCCAGGCGGATATGCCCTTCCTTCTACACTATTAAAAGAACATTTAGAGTTTAAAGTTCCAGTGGGAGAATGGCATCAATTAGCAAACCCATATGAAGTTCCTTGCAAAATTGTCGAAATACAATACGGCGATCGTTGTGTTGAAGAGGATATAGAAAGAAAATGAAAGATATAATTCCTGTCTTTGTAGGTTATGATCCTCGAGAGGCAATTGCATACCACGTATGCACAAATAGTATTATTAGAAATTCTAGTCAGCCTGTAGCAATTATTCCTGTAGCATTAAACCTCTTTAAAGACTATAGCGAAACGCATACGGATGGTAGCAATCATTTTATCTACACAAGATTTTTGGTTCCTTACCTAATGTCGTGGACTGGCAGTGCTATATTCATTGATGGAGATATGATTGTACGCGGCGATATCGCTGAACTATGGAAACTTCGAGAAATGGATAAAGATGTCATGGTAGTTAAGCATGACTATAAAACCAAGATGAAAGAAAAATATCTCGGCAGCAAAAACGAAGACTATCCTAGAAAAAATTGGTCTAGTGTTATACTTTGGAACTGCAATAGTTTTCCTAATAGAAAACTCACTCCGGAATTTGTTATGAATTCTACTGGTGCTTACTTACATAGATTTAGTTGGATTGATGATAGTCGCATAGGCGAACTGCCTAAAGAATGGAATTGGTTGCCGGATGAATACGGCCCAAATCCAGATGCTAAATTATTACACTATACATTGGGTACTCCTAGCTTCCATGAATTTGCAGACACACCACAAGCCGACGAATGGCATCGTGAAAGAATATTTACAGAATACTGTCAACAAAGAAACATATGAACAATTGGATTTTCTTAAGTAAAAACGGAGAAGATCCGTATATCAATATGTTTGCCATTGGTACTGGGGGCAGAGTTATTCGAACTGAAGATTTTAAGTATGAAGACAGT